CGTTAAAATAGCTCCGGAGGGTGTTTTTGGGGGTCCCCTTTGCCCTTTTAGAGGGCGCTTGTTGGTTCCGTTGGTTTCTTCCAATTCGGTGTTGGTGAGCACCGTTCTCCTTTCAGACAACAAGCGCCCTGTAAGAGTGCAAAAGTGTATACTAACTATATTTGAAAGGAGGCATAACTATGACTAAGTCAAATAGAACTATAAAAAAAAGCAGTACAAGTGCAGAAGAACCGCGTAGAAGATTGCCTCCTGCAAAAACGCCAGAGGCAAGAGAGAATCAAATGATTGCCCTAGCCGTTGATCTTGCGGAGAAGCAACTAGAAAACGGAACAGCAAGCTCACAAGTCATTACACATTTTTTAAAGTTGGGTTCTACCAAAGAAAAAATTGAAAAAGATATTTTGGAAAAGCAAGCAGAGTTAATTACAGCGAAGACAGAAGCTATTAAATCTCATAAGAGAATTGAAGAACTTTATGGTGAGGCTCTTAACGCGATGCGGCGATATTCTGGAATAAATTTGATGGAGAACGACGATGTTGAAATTGAATCTTAGAAACTATGAAGAGTTAATTAAACTTAAAAGCTTCGATGAACGATTTGAATATTTGAAATTAGATAGTGGGGTTGGTGTCGCGACATTTGGCTTTGATAGATATTTGAATCAAAGTTTTTATAACTCTCACGAATGGAAGCAAGTTCGTAGGGATGTAATAGTTAGAGACCAAGCATGTGATTTGGCAATTCCAGAAAGATCTATATTGGGCAATATTAGAGTTCATCATATGAATCCAATTTCGATTGAGGATTTAGAAGCTTGCGAAGATATTGTTCTCGATCCACTATTTTTAATTTGCGTTTCTCACAATACGCATAATGCGATTCACTTTGGGAATAAAGATTCATTGTATATTTTACCACGGGAACGGACGGAAGGAGACACACGGTTATGGACGTAATTTTAGATTCAATTAAAAAGTTACTTGGTATTGATAAGACAGATTTGAATTTTGATCAAGAAATTATTATGCATATTAATTCGGCATTTATGATTTTGAATCAGTTGGGTGTTGGCCCAAGCGATGGGTTTAAAATCACCTCGAATACAGATACATGGGATGATTTTACAGAAGGCCGTTTAGATATAGAAGCAATTAAAAGCTATATTTATCTTAAAGTAAGATTACTATTTGACCCACCACAAAATTCATTTTTGGTTGATTCAATCCAAAAACAAATTGAAGAATTTGAATGGCGTTTGCAAGTTCAAAGAGAACCATATGTTTTGACAGCTTTGGAAGCTCTTGAAGAAGAAGATATTTAATAAATTAATAAATTAGTGAATAGGAGATTATTATGAAAGAAGACAAAATTGTAGTGGTAAATAACGAAGGTGTTTTTAAGAAAAAGAAGTTTGAAGTAGAAGTTGATGATATTAATTCTGGCGATGCAAATTCCGGGGATGTTCTTACGGCAAATGGTAGTGGTGGAGCAACATTTCAAGCCCCAGTAGTTCCCGAATCACCTCTTTTTGTTGACGTTCCAGTAGTGGGAGACTGGTCAAACGCTGTAAATGCTTTGAATGATCTAAAGGCAGCAACTGGCATAACTGGTTTTGCTGGTCATCTTCCTACTTTTGCACTTTGGGAAGGGCTTACCGATCCAGACGATATGGCAAAATTGGGCAATTCCGATGGCGGGACTTGGGAACTTTCGTTTGCAAGTGTTCCGGTTCCTGGTACTATTGTAAAATTAATTGGTATATCTCTTGCTAATGGCGGCTTCTAATAAAAAAGAGTACATATGAACTCAAACCGTAAAACAAATTTTAGATTATTATTCATACATCAGAATTATGCACGGGCGTCGATGTATCAAAATTTAATATTACTATGGATCTTGATCTCGCCGAATTTGAGGGCGTGTTAAACACAGTTGATTATTGTATGGTTCGAGCATCCTATGGGTGCCAAGATGGAACCATATTTCCGGATCCAAAGTTATCATTATTTTATGCCGAACTCGAGCAGCATCCGCATATTATTCGGGACTTTTATCACTATATTTCAAGTCATTCATCCTGGACAAAACAGTATGAGATTTTCATGAAAGCAATTGATGGATTAAAATTTGAGTGGCTCACATTGGATGGTGAAAAAATTTATAATGTGAAATCTGCCGGATTTGCTGGATCTGCCTATTATTTTATGAAACAACTTATTAAAGATTTTCCAGATAAACGAATTAAGTTTTATTCCAACCGGTATGATTATACCGATTGGTTCGATGCATATTATGACTTTGACCAATTCGAGTATCATCATGCTCAGTATCCTTGGGATCGATGGGACAATGTGTCTCCACTATATTTGCCTCGATTTCTGCAAAATCTGAAAGATATTTTTGGTGGAAAGTGGACACCAAGTTTGCCTCCAAGCCGAAAAACATATACAATGTGGCAAGTTGGAGCCAATACTGGTATTGGTCAGGAATTGGGTTTCGGTGCAGATTATTTAGATGTTAATGTATCACGTATGCCACTTCTTGAGTTCCGTGTATATTCCCATCTCGAGACAAGATGGGCGGGCGGGATTCCAAAACCACCGTTAACTGTAGAAGAAAGACTGACTTTATTAGAAAAAGCAGTTTTTGGATCATAACAATAAAAAGGAATATAATACTATGGATGCAGCAATAGAGCAAAATACAAAATTATGGGAATCTGTTAAACATGAAGAAAATTTAAAAGCGGCATTTCCAATGGCAATTGATCTGGCCGAGTTATTTGTTAGACAATCTCTTTTGGATCGGTGTGAATTGAGAAAAGAACTATTAAAAATTAGAAAAGAATCTCATGAAGAATCTCAAGAATTAAAAATACATATTTTAGGAAATGGGGATCCAAGTAAAGGAATAAAAGCTCGGTTAGAGCGAATAGAAACTTTAATGACCGAGCAAAAAGAGAAGAAAGATAAATTCTTATGGATTTTAGTTCCTATTATGATTACTCAAATATTAACATTAATTTTAAATTTTCTATTTTAGGAGGCAATAATGCCAACAAGAGAAGAAGTAAAAGCAGAGTACGATCATCTGTATAAGACTTATCCAACGAAATGGGTCAATACAGAGAGAAGTGATTTTATGATTCAAGTTTTAAGAGGAATCATGCCCAATCCGAAATATGTTATCGATGTTGGTTGTGGTAATGGTTCCATTCTTGAAAGTTATCATAAGTATAACCCGACTGCGGATATTTATGGTATTGATTTATCGGAAGAAGGGTTAAAACTTGCCCAGGATCGAGTTCCGAATGGGAATTTCACAACCGAAGATGAATTTAAAAATCGTAAACGTTTTGATCTGGTTATGTGTCTCGGTGTAGCTGAGCACGTTGAAGAACTTCCCGAATTTCTTAAGAGCCTTAAAGCTCGGGTAAAGAAAGAGGGTTTTTGTTATTTTGAAGTTCCTCACAATCTTCTCTATTCCGAAGGACCAGAAACTTATCGGCGCCTTAAGACCAGGAGTCAGCAGTTAGAATGGCACTATCCAAGATCGAAATGGGAAGAACTAATTCTTGAAGCAGGGTTCGAAATTGTTGCGTCGTATACTGGACTCAAATCTTCTTGGGAATTTATTTGGGTGCTAAGGTAATGAAGTTTTTTATTTCCCATCATCAGCATAAAGGAAAATCGATTGCAATAGCGTTAAAAAAACACGGTTGGTTGCAATCCGCCGGGCCAGTTGATGTCGCATTATTTGATCATGGAATTAGTAAACAACATCCAGATGATGGAAGAATACTTTTAAATAATTATTTTAATCGCGGGTCGACTATAATTACTTATCCGCATGGATCAACTGGTGCTTGGTGGATGGATAATGATGCTTTTCCACCTAACCCTAGAATCTTTGCCAATTTGGTTAATTCTGAAGGACGAAAACATGTGGAGCAAATAATTCAGCCCACGTTAGAGCATCATGTAATTGGCTGGAATTATTGTAGTATTAGACCTTTTCGAAAACCAGATAGAATTAAAACTATTCTATTTGCACCGATTCATGCATCCGCCAAGAATTTTAAATTAAGGGAAGAATGCATTGATGTCAATGCGAGAGTGTATAAGGCATTGCTTGGTTTAGGAAAAGAGTATAAAATTATTGTAAGGTATTTAAATCCATTAGAGAAAATAGGTCTACGTTATACATCTCGAATGACGTTTGTTGCTGGAAAGCCGGATGGGTCATTTACAGAAATAGATTTGGCAGATTTAGTTATTGCTGAAGGTACCTATATGTATCTTGCGGTTGCAAGAGGTAAACCGACCATTGGCATGAANCAGCACATTCCAATTAGGCCAAACGATTCAGATCGAAGTTTTAAATTAAATCATTGGAATGAGTATGAGAAGTATATGGCTTATCCTATAGATTTTGATGACTCAGCCGACATAAGAGATTTAATTAACAGAGCAGCGACCGAAGAGCAATCAAAATGGAAGGAATTGTTTATTGGAAACACAATGGATTCGAAAGTTTTATCGGATTTATTGATTGAATTACGAACAAAAGATATTAATACAAGAAAATAAGGAGATTTAAAAATGTTAGTAGAATTTACACCCGAAGTACTCGCCGGTTTTGTCGGCGTAGTTTTAAGCTGGTTATTTGCATGGTTTCCAGGATTGCGTACTTGGTACGCCGTTCTTAAGCCAGCAGTAAAATCAACCATTATGTTAGGTTTATTAGCATTCTTTTCAGTTGGAATATATTTGCTTGCTTTCTATGGCCAGATCCAAGTGAGTGAGCCAATTACAATTCAACGTTTGATCATCGTATTCTTTATTGCGACAACCATAAATCAAGCGACATATACTGTAACACCCCAAGCGCATGATGTTCGCAATTTAAAGGCTATTCGTACAGCAGCTCTTATTGAACAGGCCCCGCCAAAGGCAGTTGAAGTGGCTGTAAATGAATTAAAAGCAGAGAAATAACTATATTTGATCACAGTTTGAAAAGCTTGCTCTAGAAGACTAGAGCAAGCTTAAAAAATCATCGCACCACGGGAGTTTTCTTTGATAAAAAAAATCGAAAATGAAATTTTGCATGGAGAAGGAAATGCTCAGGAAAAGCTTAGTAGAATTTATGGAAAAGAGATAAGTTATCACAATTCTGCGTTATATTTGGCGGGAATTAAGTTACATATTAATAAAATTAATGAAATAGAAAAAAAGAGAAAGTCATTAGAATCAATAGAGAATGAATCAAAAGAAGTTAGCTTTAATCCGGATAAAAGTCAAACGGTTAAACAAGATATTTATTTAACAGAAGATGAAGCGGCAAGCCCAACTAAAATTATGCAAAAAATGGGTTTTGATCCGATGCTATGGGAAATTATATCCTGTAAAGTGATTAAGGGCTCTTTTGATGTAACCATGAAGATGGTAAATTCCACACTTGCAGATAGCGGAGAAGTACTTAAAACTTCGAGTCCATTGACAGTTACAAATAGGAAGTATTCAATAAATTTAACAGTAAAGCCACTCGCAGGAAACTTAACCTTTCCGCAAATAGTGCATGCTTTTGAAATATTACCTCCAGTTAAGGTTAAAGAGTATAAATACAAAGATATTTCATCAAATCTTGGGTTATTATTTGAATTACCGATTATGGATTTTCATTTAGGAAAATTAGCATGGTCTGGTGAAACAGGAAACGACTATGATTTAAAATTAGCAGAGAAATTATGGTATAAAACCATAATGACTTTAATTGCGAAAAGTTTAAAGTATGATCCAATAGAAAAAGTTATATTTCCAGTTGGTCAAGATTATTTTCACTTTGATACGCCAAAAACTACTACAACCGCGGGCACCCCACTCGATTCAGATACTCGTTGGGAAAAGATGTATGATAAGGGTATCGAGTTATTGGTATGGACAGTCGAACAACTTAGAAAAATTGCGCCAGTTGAGATAATGTGGGTTCCTGGTAATCATGATCGGGTATTAAGTTATACTGCAACCGTTGGATTAGCGCAACGATATTCTCAAACAGAGAGTGTTACTGTTAATTTAAATGCAACCCCCAGAAAGTATATTCTCTTTGGTAAAAACTTAATTGGCTATTCTCATGGAGAGAACGAAGGAAAGAGAATAGATGGTCTTATGCAAATTGAGGCCCCAGAATTTTGGGCGAAATCTATTTTTAGAGAATTTCATATGGGTCATCTTCACAGCGAATCAAGTAGGACAACCAACGGAATCATATTTAGAAGAATTAGTTCTATAACGGCTCTTGACTCCTGGCATGTTGACGGTGGATTTGTCGGAGCCACAAGACAGGCCCAGGCATTTATATGGAATAAAGAATCGGGACTGGATGCAATTTTAAACGCTAATGTTTTTAGTAAAAAATAAAGAAAGGAGGCCCATGATTATAATAAATGACGAAAGAGTTATTTCGCATGTTGGTGTTAAGGGGATGAAATGGGGTGTTCGTCGAGATGCGTTTTTAGAAAGAGAACGCGCTCTTCGAAGTAAAGCGGAGAAAGTTGTTAAAGTACAAAATTCACGCGAAAAGGCAAATGTATTTGATGTAAATTCTGCGGCATATATGTCACAATCTGTATCAAAAAAACTTTTTACGACCATCCTTTCTCAAACAATTGGCACGGTTGCAATGCAAGCACTTAATGGAAGGCTTAAAGGTAATCTTTCAGATAAAACTCAATTAAAAAGAACAATTACTAAAATTGCCGTAGGTTCTGCAATGAAAATCGGTCTTAATGAACTTAAAGGTAGGGGTTCTTTAAAAAGATATACAGAAACTGGTAAGCAAGATTTATCGAAAAAACAGTATAAATGGATGACGCCACAACATGCACTTGCTGCTGCAATTAAAACCGCGGTAACAGTTGCACCATTTTTGGCTGCTTATGGTGAAAAAAAAGTAAGAGAGGTCGGTAAAAGAGGAAAAGAAGATCGCGAAAGAGTTGAAAAATGGGGCGATCATTTACTTGGAACAAAAACTTCCGATATGCATACAATTTTCTCCGATCCCGAAGGGTATATGTCGGTTTTAGCGAAAATACCAAAGGATTAATATGAGTTTATCAAACACAGCGACTCCGAAATATTATAAAGAATTTCGAGATCTTGTGTTACGAGGCCAAATACCAGTTTGTAAAGAAATTGCAATGGAAATGAATCGGATCGATGATTTAATCAAAAATCCGGCGATCTATTATGATAGTGATGCAGTTGAGGGATTTGTTAGTTTTTGTGAAAATGAACTAACATTAACTGATGGACGAGATTTACATTTATTAGATACTTTTAAACTTTGGGCCGAACAAATTTTTGGATGGTACTATTTCATTGAAAGAAGTATTTACGAACCAAATCCAGACGGTAATGGCGGCCAATATGTAACACGAATGATTAAGAAACGTTTAATAAGTAAGCAGTATTTAATTATTGCTCGTGGTGCAGCTAAGTCAATGTATGCGGCATGTTTGCAATCATACTTTTTAACAGTAGATACAACCACGACGCATCAAATAGCAACCGCGCCGACAATGAAACAAAGCGATGAGGTTCTTTCTCCAATTCGTACTGCAATTACTAGAGCTCGTGGTCCACTTTTTAAGTTCTTAACTGAAGGCTCGATACAAAATACAACCGGTAATAAAATAAATAGAGTTAAACTTTCTTCAACAAAAAAAGGAATTGAAAACTTTTTAACAGGTTCTTTACTAGAAGTCCGTCCGATGTCTATCGATAAACTCCAAGGTCTACGTCCAAAGATAACAACCGTTGATGAATGGCTTTCTGGGGACATTCGAGAAGATGTTGTTGGTGCAATTGAACAGGGCGCAAGCAAATTAGATGATTATCTAATTATTGCGGTTAGCTCGGAAGGAACGGTTCGTAATAGCAGTGGTGATACAATCAAAATGGAACTAATTGACATTTTAAAAGGTGAGTATATAAACCCCCATGTCTCTATTTGGTATTATCGTCTTGACGATGTTGAAGAAGTTGGTATGCCCGAGATGTGGCAAAAAGCAAATCCTAATCTTGGTAAGACAGTTACCTATGAATCGTATCAATTGGATGTTGAAAGAGCGGAAAAAGCTCCAGCTACACGAAATGATATTTTAGCAAAAAGATTCGGAATTCCAATGGAAGGTTACACATATTTCTTTACCTATGAAGAAACCCTTCCTCATCGAAAACGAGATTTTTGGTCTATGCCATGCGCTTTGGGTGCCGATTTATCCCAAGGTGATGACTTCTGTGCATTTACTTTTCTATTTCCTCTCCCAAGATCAGAGTTTGGTATCAAGACAAGATGCTATATTTCAAGTTTAACACTAATGAAACTTCCTGGTGCTATGCGCATCAAGTATGATCAATTTATTGAAGAGGGTTCATTAATGGTTTTAGATGGTACTGTTTTGGACATGACGGAAGTTTATGATGATATGGATAAGTTTATTATAGATTCCCAATATGATGTCCGTTGTTTTGGATTTGACCCATATAATGCACGAGAATTTGTTGAAAGATGGGAAAAAGAAAATGGAGCCTATGGTATGGAGAAGGTTGCTCAAGGAGCAAAGACCGAATCGGTTCCCCTTGGTGAATTAAAGAAATTAAGTGAAGAAAGAATGCTCATATTTGACCAAGATCTATTCGCATTTACAATGGGTAATTGTATAACAATGGAAGATACAAATGGAAATCGTAAGTTATTAAAGAAGCGCTATGCGGAAAAGATAGATTCCGTATCAGCATTGCTTGATGCATATGTTGCATATAAGGTAAATAAAGAAGCTTTTGAATAAGGAGGTGAAAATTGAATAGAGTAATTATTAAAGATGATGAACTTACCCATTTTGGCGTTATGGGAATGAAATGGGGTGTAAGAAATGACCGATCTAGTTCTTCCGTATCCCGAAATACTGTGCGTCTTGTTAATAAGGATGCAAAACGCTATGCAGATGCGAAAATGTTTTATGGAAAGGGTGCGGGAACTCGTAGAAAGTTATTAAAAGCTGAATTAGAAAAAAAGATGAAGAATATTCCTAATTATGAAAAGCTTTTTAATGACAAAATTAAAACGGTTGATTACGCTAAATCGGCCAACAAAGCGAAAGTCGAAAGGACCACTAAAGATGTAACTTATCGAACTCGAGTTACTATAAAACAGTTCTTAGGTATTACGGGCCCTTTAACGGTTGCTTTGGGTACTACTTTATATTATGCTAATAAAAATAAGGTCGATTCATTTGTATCAAAACAATTTCAAAGAGTTGTATCGCAGATCCAGTTTAGTAAAATTATAAAGGGTTTTGGAAAATGATGAAAGGAGGTAAAAATTGAATAAAGTAATTATATCTGAAAAAAAAGAAAAGGATTCGAAGAAAGAAAGTTCTTTTTCAGCATTGAGACGTGCAAATATTTTGGCGGAAAATATGTTCGAAGAAGAACTCGGTCATTCCGGCGTTAAAGGAATGAAATGGGGAGTAAGAAATGAACGTGAATCGAGTTCAAATAGAACATTTAGCAAAAAAGAAGAAAGAAGTTTAAATAGAGCGGCCAATAAAGGAATGCGTATTGCGAATAGAAACTATACGAAAGTATATAATAAAATGGCCGATGAATCTGCCGGATTATATAAAAAAATTAATGGATATTTTGAGAAGAAATATGGCGATCAATTTAATCCGGGTAAATACCCCGATTCAAAAATAACAAAATCCTATTGGAATGCAGCATCAAAAGCAGTTGAAAAAAGCCTTCAAATGCATAGTAATAATATTTTAGGTTCAAAGATTGATTCGAGACTTAAAGTTACATGGTTTGTTGATCTTGCGCAAGGTTTACCATCATTTTATATTGAATTGGCCGATGCGGCTAAACATTCAGAAGAAGAGAATAAAATTCAACTTATAATAACATTCGATTCAAAAGGAAAAATTTTAAAATATGATTTTCCAGAATATCTTTTTGAAGAAGAATCCGAAGGAGAACTTGCCCATTACGGTGTTCTTGGAATGAAATGGGGCATTCGTAATGCAAGAGGGAATATGGAAAATTCTATTAGGCAAAAATATGGACCGAAAGCCGCGGATCGTTTTAATCAAACCATGAAAAAAAGAGATTCTCAAAAAAAGGCAATAGCAAAAAATAAGTCAATTATTAGCGAAAGAAAAAAAATAGTTAAAAATCGTCGAACCATGTCGGATGAGCAAATTAAAAAGATGGTAGATCGTATGCAGTTAGAAAAAAAACTATCTGACTTAGGAAGCAATGATATTGCTCGTAATTCTGTAGTAGTTGCGACATTTGTTGCGGGAATACTTGGGGCTACTGCAGGTTCGATTGGTGGTGCACTAGGTAAAACAATAGCATCATATTTGGGTCTTAAAGTTGGTGGAGGTTAGTAATGGAGACATGAGTTATATAATAGAGCATCATGGTATTATTGGTATGAAGTGGGGAATTAGACGATTTCAGAATCCAGATGGCTCATTGACACCCAGAGGACAGGCGCGTCTTGATAGAAAAGATGAGAAATGGGCCAAAACAAAGGGCGAACGAGTTAAACAAAAAACTCAGCGCATTATTAAACCAAAGTTAGAAACTTTTGTAAAAAACGAGCTTAATCCTCGTTTTAAAACAAATGGAAAACTTACTTCAGCCACAATACTTAAGTATAATAACAAAATGGCCGAACTTATGAATCTTCATATTGGTAATATTCCAACACCATCTGGTAGAGTTCTACGGTTTGTTGCAAAAAGGGGTGATATTGGCGTTCATACGGCGTATGCAGATGCTGGTTATGATTTAAGTCGTCTTACATCGGGTGTATTCACAACTGGAAAAGTGGCATACAGAAATGAAAATTTAATGAATAAAGGAGGATAATTTATGGGAGATACTCTAGGATCGCGTTTAAGAAATGCATGGAATGTTTTTAGAAAGCAAAGCGAAGAAGTATATGAGTATAAGGACCTCGGTTATTCATCTAGTATTAGTCCAACTGTACCTCATTTAACTCCTGGAAATGAACGTTCTATTATTACTGCCATCTATAATCGGATCTCTTTGGATGTTGCTGCGTATGATATAAACCATATTCGTATTGATGAAAATCGGCGTTATGTTGCAACAATGAACAGCGGTTTACAAAATTGTTTAAGAGTTGAATCTAACAAAGATCAAACCGGTCGAGGTTTTATTCAGGATGTGGTATTAAGCATGTTTGATGAGGGAACAGTAGCACTTGTTCCGGTTGACACATCATTTTCCCCGATTGTTTCTGGATCTTTTGAGGTACTTACTCTACGAACTGGAAAAATTATAGAATGGTTTCCGAATTATATTCGCGTCAATGTCTATAATGATAATACAGGTTATAGGGAAGATATTATGCTTCCTAAATCTATTGTTGGAATAATTGAAAATCCATTTTATTCCGTCATGAATGCGCCGAATGGAACTTTACGTCGTCTTATTAGGAAGTTGGTTCTTCTTGATGCAATCGATGAACAAAGCGGAAGCGGAAAGTTAGATTTAATTATTCAATTACCCTATCAGATTAAAACCGAGGCGCGCCAAAAACAAGCTGAGGAAAGACGTCTTGCAATAGAGCGTCAATTAAGTGGTAGTAAGTATGGTATTGCGTATACAGATGGAACCGAACATATTACCCAATTAAATCGGGCAAGCGAAAATAATCTGTTAGCGCAAGTTACCTATTTAACTAATTTACTTTATAGTCAATTGGGAATTTCTGAAGAAGTTTTTAATGGTAAAGCAGATCCCAAAGCAATGTTAAATTATTTTAATGGAACGGTCGAACCAATCGTAACTGCTATTACTGAAGAAATGTCTAGAAAGTTTTTGACAAAAACAGCAAGAACCCAAGGGCAAACAGTAATGGGATTTAAGGATGTGCTTCGTTTAGTTCCAGCCAATGAGATAGCAGAAATGGCGGATATGTTTACTCGTAATGAGATTCTTACGGGAAATGAAATTAGAGCCGTTCTTGGGATGAAACCATCTCTAGATCCAGGAGCTAATGAATTAAGAAATAAGAATATGCCATTAGAAAATCCGGACGATTTTTCAAATGAAGGATACGATCCAGAAGTCGAAGAATCAACCGAAGGATATGATCCAGAGATAGAAGCCGAAATAACTAAATATCTTGAAGAATTTGGAAAAAAATCGTAATATTTTATATAAGGAGTTAACATATGAAGAAAACAAAGAAATACGATTTCAGTGGCTATGCTACTAAAGTCGGCTTGAAATGTAGCGATGGAAGAACAATTCTTCCGGATGCATTTCAAGGAAACGATGGACAAGTAGTTCCTTTAGTTTGGCAGCATTTGCATAATGAACCCGCAAATATTTTGGGTCATGCATTGCTTGAAAATCGCGAAGATGGGGTCTATGCCTATTGTTCGCTGAATAATTCTCCAAATGCAGAATATGCAAAAGAAGCAATTAAGCACGGGGACATTAAGGCATTATCTATCTATGCCAATTCATTGGTTGAAAAATCAAAGAATGTAGTTCACGGTGTAATTCGCGAAATTAGCCTTGTTATTGCTGGAGCTAATTCTGGAGCGTATATAGATAATTTAGCATTTACACATGCCGACGGTTCTGTAACAGAAGATGAGACAGAAGCCGTTATTTCAGCATATGCTGATTTGGAATTATTTCATGAAGAGTCTGAAGAGGAAAGCGATGATTCCGAAGAGACAATTGCTGATGTATTTAAGACTTTTAATGAAAAACAAAAGACTGTTGTGTATGCCATGATCGCTGAAGCGCTTGATGCTGCTGACGAAATCAAAATGGAAGAAGACTCTGAAGACGAGTCAGAAGATAAAGAAGAAATGAAACAATCAGATGAAGGAGATTCGAATATGAAAAAAAATGTTTTTGAAAAATCAACCCCCGAAGGAGACGGTACTCTTATGCACGATCAATTAACTCAGGACGAACTTCAGGCTATTATTAAAGACGCTCGCGTGTCTCAATCTACTCTAAAAAATGCCTTTTTAGCTCACGGTTTTGAAACTTTGAGCGAGGCTTATGCTGCAATTGAAGGTAAGGATCAAACTGCCCTCAAGCATAGTATTACCGATATTGAATATTTGTTCCCCGATTACAAAACCATTTCTTCTGCCCCAGCGTTGTTGGCCCCAAGAAGCGAATGGGTTTCAAAGGTGTTCAATGCCGCACGTCATACCCCGTTTTCCCGCATTAAGACCCTTGTCGCCGATGTTACAGCTGATGAAGCTCGTGCTTTGGGTTATGTAAAGGGTAATGAGAAGGCGGAAGAAGTCTTCTCACTTTTGAAGCGTACTACCGATCCTCAAACTATTTATAAGAAGCAGAAGATTGATCGCGATGACCTGATCGATATTACTGATTTCGATGTCGTCGTCTTCCTGCGTGCAGAAATGCGCCAGCGTCTCGAGTTTGAAATTGCTCGTGCGATTCTTGTAAGCGATGGTCGTTCAGGTGTAAGTGATGACAAGATCATCGAGACCAAAGTTCGCCCGATCGCAACCGACGATTCCCTGTATACCATTCCCGTTCTTATCGAGCCGGAAGATGAGGCGGAAACCGTTCCAACCACTTCTGAGATCATTGACGCCATTATTCGTTCTCGCAAGGACTATAAGGGTAGTGGTTCTCCAAGTTTGTTTGTTCGCCCCGATACCCTCGGTGATATGCTGTTGCTGAAGGACTCCCTCGGACGCCGGATCTATAATACTGTTGCCGAACTTGAATCCGCTCTACGCGTAAAAGAAATCGTTGAAGTCCCCGTTATGGATGCCGTTGTTAATCCAAGTGAGACCGATCCTTATAGCGAACTTGTCGCTATTCTGGTCAATATGTCTGACTATGCGATTGGTGCCGATAAGGGTGGTGCCGTAACGATGATGGACGACTTCGACATCGACTTCAATCAGTACAAATACTTGATTGAAACTCGGATTTCCGGCGCTTTAACTCTGCCCCATTCTGCTATTGCATATTGGGCAACTGCCGAAGAAGAAGTTATTCCTTCTTAATTAATTTAGATTGGAGATATTTATGAAATTTTATGGACCAATAGGGTATATTACTCAACATGAAGTATCTCCAGGAATACATGAAGACGTTGTTGTAGAACGCGCATATCGTGGAGATATTCTTCAGAATGTTAGAAGTTGGAAAGAAGGCGAAGAAAAAAATGACAACCTGGTCATTTCAAACAGAATTTCTGTAATTGCCGATCCCTATGCATATCAGAATTTCTCCACGATGCGTTATATTTATTGGCAAGGGGTCCGTTGGAAAATAACAAAACTTGAAATCCAACGGCCTCGGCTAATATTAACATTAGGAGAAGTTTACAATGGATGATATTGCTGTAGATAAAAGATTAGACTTACATCAAATTTTTGTTGATTTAATTACCCCAAATAAGGTATATTTTCAGCCCCCATCATCCGTTAAACTTACCTATCCTTGCATTATGTACAAATTGGATAATGTTTCAACAGTATATGCAGATTCAATCAAGTATAAAAATAAAAAAAGATATTCTGTTACTGTTATAGATTCAAATCCAGATTCTGAAATTCCAAATACAATTTTAGGTTTATCTTATTGCACCTTTAGTCGATATTTTGTTTCAGAAAATTTACATCATTATGTCTATACATTATATTATTAAGGAGATTAATTTATGACTCAATTAGTGTGGGACGCTCTTGGCGAGCGTTTATATGAAACAGGCGTTAAAAATGCAGTTCTGTATCCTCAAGCTGTTGATGGAACATATCCTTTGGGTATTCCTTGGAACGGTATTACAGCCGTAACCGAATCCCCATCTGGTGCTGAACCGACGCCACTCTACGCAGATAATATTAAATATTTGACGCTTATGAGTACTGAGGAATTCGGAGCGACAATCGAAGCATTTACCTATCCCGATGAATTTGGTGAATGTGATGGATCATTTGAAGCTGCGGATGGTGTACTTATCGGCCAGCAACCTCGGAAAAAGTTTGGGCTTGCATATAAAACACAGCTTGGAAACGATGTTGTTGGAAATGAATATGGTTATAAATTGCATATTATCTATGGCGCACTTGCTGCTCCATCGGAGAAAGCATATCAAACCATTAATGATTCTCCGGAAGCCATGACCTTTAGTTGGGAACTGACAACCAGTCCAGTTGAAGTAACCGGACGTCAACCAACCGCAACACTGGTTATTGACAGCACTAAAGCAGATCCAGTTAAATTGGCCACACTCGAGGCCGAATTGTTTGGTACAACTCTTATTACGGCAAATTTGCCGCTTCCTGATGCGATCATCGCGATGCTTGCCGATGACAGCCCATCGGCGTAATTTTTTGATTAATTTTTAAAA